ACGAAGAGATAGACCGGCACTTTTGCAAGGAGTTTGACCTTTATGGCAAAGAAAAAGTCGTTGAGATTAATGGCGCAAAACTCCAGCAAGCAGAGGTAGGAACCAAGTATAAGTATGAGGACTGCGGTGATCCTGTCTGGTTTGATCTTGAGAAGCAATATAAAGAAATCGCTGAGAAGAAAAAAGACCGGGAGAAGTTCCTCCAAAATATCCCTTACGATCAGGGTATTGTAGAGCCTATTTCCGGGGTGTTTATAACACGCCCTCCGAAAACAAGCAAGACCAAAGTAAAGGTATCATTATGAAAGAGGAAGCTCAGAAGATCCAGGACTATCTGGATATAACTGTTTCCAGCGATCCTGCCGAAATAGTTTACAGGATCGCTACCCTGATGACTTATATGTCACGTTCCGGGGAGATGTTTGCTCATGCTAAGAAACTTCTAAGGGCCAAGAAAACGAATGAGATAAGCAAGACCATTATAGCTATCGCTAAAGTGCAATGCTTGTCAGCAACGGTTCAGAATGCCCTTTTAGATTCAATTTGTGAGGAGGAGGCTTTCATGGTTGACTGGCTAGAAAGGTTGAATAAATCTTGTACTCATCAGCTGGACGCATTGAGGTCGCTACTCAGTTATGAGAAAGAACAAATGAGGATGCAATAATGCAGAAGCACGTTAAAGTATATCTCGACCATTTCGGTATTGGCGAAACAGATACCTGGGTTTGCGAAGCTTGTACTAAAGAACTACCAATAAATAATGGTCTAAACATTCATCATATTCACGGTCGGGGAAAGGGTAAAGACGTTATTGAAAACCTGATGTGTCTCTGTATTAAGAAATGTCACGTCCGCGCGCACGGTTCAATTCACCCTGTCAGTAAAGGTGAATTCCAACTGATCCACAACTGCTTTTTATCTGGACAACGAAAACAATTTCTGAAATGATCCGCATGATTTACAAGATACTGAAGCGTTGTTTTACCAGGAGGGAGAAGCCTGTTAAAACACTTACTTATATCAACTTGAGAAAGGGGAAACTGATAAGATGAGAAAGTTTTACACTAATAATCCGATAGCCGCGGAGCAGTTTACAGACGACTATTTCCCTGCGGGCGTTACGATTGCGGACCCTGAGTTTATCCAAAAAGTATTAGTCCCCTCTTTACAGGAAGAGTATAAAAACTCTAAAATATATTTATTTAAGTACCCGCAACCAAGTACAACGGATAAAGAAGTGGCCGAGCTATTTAAGGTGCCGTATCCCTTTACCTGGATTCATAAGGGTGACTATGTATTAACATATTCTTCTGGTTATTCAAGGGTAGAGTCAAAGGAATCATTTGAGCGCGACTATTTTGAAGTAGAATTAAAACTGAAAAGATGACACTATTCACCAACTACCGGAAACGGATTGTAAAGCGCATATCTGAGCTTGAGAACGAGCAGGCCGATCTTGTGCTGGAAAGAAGTAAACATAACCTGCATTTACAGCCAAAGGAATACTGTTCGTTCAGCATGAAACTGGACTCTCTCAAAAAGATTATTGACGAATTAAAAAGACTGTTATGTTAATTAACGACCACTTTCAAAACTTCAAAAGCTATCAGCTTCCAAAGGCTCAATTAATCATAGCAGACATCCCTTACAATATCGGAAAGAATGCTTATGGCTCAAATCCGGCATGGTACATAGGAGGCGACAATAATAACGGTGAAAGCGAATTAGCAGGAAAGGAGTTTTTTGATACCGATAAAGAGTTTAAGATTAAAGAGTTTATGCACTTCTGTTCAACCATGATGATAAAGGAGCCGAAGGAACGCGGCAAAGCTCCTTGTATGATAATCTTTTGTGAATTTGAGCAGCAATTCGGGTTAATAAACCTTGCTAAGGAATACGGTTTGAATAACTATATTAATCTGATCTTCAGAAAGAACTTCTCAGCACAAGTTTTAAAGGCCAACATGAGGCCTGTGGGAAACTGTGAATATGGTCTGATCCTTTACCGGGATAAACTACCAAAGTTCAATAATAACGGCAAAATGATATTTAACTGCATTGATGTTGAGCGGGACACCGCTACCCCGAAGATCCACCCGACGCAAAAATCAGTACCACTACTTAAAAAGCTGATAGAAATATTCACGGATAAAGGGGATGTTGTAATTGACCCTGTCGCCGGAAGCGGCACTACCCTGGTGGCAGCGTTGGAACTTGAAAGAAAGGCTTTCGGATTCGAGATTAAGAAGCCCTTTTTTAAGGAGGCCACTAAGTTAATTGAGAGTGTAAGGCAACGCGGTAAAGACCTCAAAGAGCTGGGATATGCCAAAACTGAAATATCAAAAAAGCACCCTATATTATTTTAATATGAATCACACTGATACCGACCTGCCAGAAACGACCCCGGAAGAGATCGATGAGTTTTCGCCGGAGAATCTCGACATAAGGCTAATAAAATTTGGCCCTAAAAAGTGGGAATTATACAAAATTTTGTGGGAATTATGTAAAAATATCTGGAAAAATTTGCGCAAGTCAGTGTGATACGTTATATTTGCTTTTGTATTAAACGAAGCGACCATGAGAAGTAAATTAATTTCTTTTAATATTTCGCCGGTCCCCGGCAACAAAGTCCGTGAAAGGTTACAGAGTCGCTTCTGCCTGATCGGATTTTTTGTTGGGGCCGGTTTTACTTTTTGGAGGGGTTAAGATGGAGGGGTATTTTAAGGTTCATCGAAAGATATTGGATAGTCAGGTTTTTGCTCATCAGACAGCTTTAAAGATATGGATATGGTGCTTGGCAAAAGTTACATTCAGAGAAAGGTTTGTTTCTGTAAAGATATGCAGGGGGGAAACAACTGTTAAGCTTCACCCTGGACAGTTCATTTTTGGAAGGTTTAAAGCAGAGGAAGAACTTAATATTGACGGGTCAACAATCTATAAGTGGATGCAAAGATTTGCAAGTCCTGAGTTTGAAATGATTTTAATAGAAAGTAGCAACCAATATTCTATTATAACTCTCTGTAATTGGGAGCAATACCAAAACGAAGGGGAAGAGGAAGTAACAGCCATAGAGCAGCCGTGTGACAGCCGTGTGACAGCCGTGGAGCAGCCGTGTAACACAAACAAGAATGATAATAAAGATAAAGAATATATATATAGCGATTTTTATGATTCTGAGATTTTGAAGTCTGAAAACAATGAAAACTATATTCGTATTGTTAAGCTCCTTTTTGGTGAAAATAATCTTTGCATTCCATTGAAGGCAGTATTAAAAATGGAGGACCAACTTTCATACGAACAATTTAAACGGCTCTGGTATCTGAAAGAGAAGTATAAATTCAGCTTTGGGGAGATCCTTGAAAGCATGGAGAACTGGAAAGAGTTAAAAAAACGAAAAACAATATACAGCACCTTCCTAACCTTTGCAAAAAAGCGCAACCCTGAAATATCCTTTAAATGATAACCCCTTACAATAAATATAAACAATCAGGATTTGCCACACTTCCCACCGGCAAAGACAAGATGCCAGCTATTCCTAAAGGTGCTACATGGAAGGGTGGGTGGACTGAAGAGCGCGACTACTTACTTGCTCACGGGATTGCCATTATAGGTGGTAAATTGTCTGGGGGTCTGGAATGTATTGATTTTGATAACCACTTTGGAGACGCAAAACAAGTCCTTCAGGATTTTTCAAAGATTGAGGGCGTAAAAGAAATAGTACAGAAATACAACCTTCCGATTCAGTCAACCGTTTCCGGGGGTTATCATCTTTTGTTCCGGTGTGACCTAAATGAGGGAAACCAAAAACTTGCTTCGCGTCCGAAGGTTGATGAGCAGGGTAAGATTCGCGCTGATGTACTTATTGAAACGCGGGGCGAGGGTGGTTACTTTGTTGCTGATCCAACTCCCGGGTATAAGGTTGTTAAGAATGATATTTTTGTAGTCAACCATATAACGGCTGAAGACCGCGCTGTATTGCTTTCGGCTTGCAGAACGTTTAATCAGAATGTAAAGGTTTATAATAAGCCGGAGGAGGACAAGGATAAGCCAGGGAATGTCTTTAATAACTCTCCTGATGCTATCTATGAAATGATTAGCGCGTTAAAGTCTAACGGATGGAAAGAGCTAAAAGAGGGAATATGGCAGCGTCCTGGTAAAAATAAGGGCATAAGCGCGACACTTGGAAAGGCGGCACCGGGGATCTTTTATAATTTTTCATCTTCAGGAGATCCCTTTGAATCGGAAAAAGGATATACAGCCTTTCAGGTTGTTGCCTTATTAAAGTATAATGGAAACTTTAAAGAATTTGCCAAAGAGTTACACGAAAAGTATGATGTTAACTATAAGCCGACACCACGTAAAGAAGAGCCAAAAACAGATAGCCAGTTTGATCAGATACTTCAGAAGGCGTTTATAGACTTGGAAGTACCGGTTGCAAGGCCACCAATCATTTTAAGAATTAAGACGCGTATCGGTGTGGATTATCAGTATAACCGCGTATTGACTTTGGGGAACTTTAGCGCGATAACAGGGAAGAGTAAGTCAAAGAAGACATTTTTAACATCACTTGCACTTGCAGCCTGTACCCGCAATGGATATTTTGATAAGATATTTGAAGCCTCCCTGCCGGATAATAAGCGCGGGGTTGTGCTATTTGATACTGAGCAAAGCGCGTATGATGCTTATGTAACTGCCCGGAGAGTATGGGACTTAGCCGGTGGTAAGTTTGAAAACTTCGGGGCCTTTGACCTACGTGAATATACTGCTCTTGAAAGGTGTTCAATTATAGACCGGTATCTTTTGAAAGCCGGGCAAATAACCGGGATGGTAGTAATTGACGGCGTGGCAGATTTGGCTAATGCAATTAACGATGAGATTGAAGCTGCGCGCGTAATCAATCTTTTAATGAAATGGACTAAGGTTTATAATATCCACATACAGGTTGTAATCCATCAAAACAAAAACGACAACTACGCAACAGGCCATCTTGGAAGCGGAATATTAAAAAAAGCTGAATGTATAATTTCAGTTACAAAGGATGAATCAGACAATACAAAGAGCCGGGTTGAGTGTGACTTTATTCGCGGGGTTAGTGAGTTTGATAAGTTTGATTTTGCCATTAATGACAAGGGGTTGCCAGAGGTTGAGTTTGCAAACAGTGTTCAAAAAGAATCACCAATTAATGTATTTTGATATGAGAAAAGTAATGTATTCGGACAAAGGGAAGTCTAATTATGTAAATGAAGGTAAGTTTCATCAATGGGGAACACGTTGGGATGGAGATTGTCAGGCTACTTGTGCAATAATTGAACGCCTTGATGGAATAGTTGAGTTGATTGATCCCTGGGAAGTAAAATTTATTAATTAACTTTAA